CAGAGGCTCAGGATGTCAAAGCCATAGCTTGGGACAAGGTTGAATGGGTAACTGAATCACCTGGAAGAATGGGTAGAGTCTTTGCAGAAGGCATACCCCCTATATCAAGATCACACTGGTTTTCAAGGCAATTTATGTATGCAGAAAATAATCCTTCACTTCAAAATTATGCAGTACGTGCTACAAGTTTTGACAATATGTACCTGACTGACCAGCAAAAAGAAAATATACACAAGCAAAAAGAAACTACTACAGAGTGGATATGGGAAAGAATGGTAATGGCAAAGCAGCCAGATGTAGGTGGAGGTTTCTTTGGAAAAGTAGATGAAGCTGCTACAGGAATGGAGATATCTAAACCTAAAGAAGGGCATAAATACGTTGCAGGTCTTGACCTCGGTAAACAGGTTGACCCCACTGTATTGATAATTAAAAACCGAATTACAAGAGAATCTGTGCATTCCATGGAAATGCTGAAAACAGACTGGGTTATACAGAAAGAAGCCATTATTGCCGAAACAAAAAGATGGGGTTGTGAGACTGTAATGATGGACTCTTCAGGCATGGGTGGTGATGTATTGTTTGATGAATTGTTAAATCTCGGCGTCCCCGTAATCGGAAAAAAGTTTACGCCCCAAACTAAATACCAGTTATTCTTGAATTATGCTGTGGCTTTACAAAATGGCACCACAAAGTTTCCTCCAGAGTGGACCAAATTGCAAACCGAATTGGATGCTATTGAGGTTAAACAGTCAGGACTTGGCTATAGCTTTACTCATCCTAACTCAGCACATGATGACTGGGTGGACGCCGAGGTGCTTGCACTAATGGCGTGTGATCCTCCAGAAGCTATGGAAGAAGGTTACGAGCCAGTGTACACAATTAAAACTGTTGCACCATTGACAAATAATGGTGTATCTTATACAGAAGGACGCCTTTCTCGCATGAAAAGGCAAAGAAAGGCAAAGCAATTACAAGAAATGCGAAAATTGACCGACATTAGCACAAAGCAAGAGTCAATACTAATGGACGCATTAGATTAAATGGTTAGTAATTATATAAGTAATAAAACAGAATCGGAGTCAGCAGTAGAAGAAACTGTAAATTTACTCTCTGCTCCTCCTTTAGAAGAGCCTGCTCTTAGTGAAGCATGGGTTCGTACTCAATTATCAAGAGGTGGGGCTTCTGACAGATTCACCAAATTTTATGATAACTGTGCAGAAGCAGATGAATTTTATCTAGGGGAGTTCGACTTTTCTGTCCCTTTAGGGGGAACAAAAGTCAACCTTGGCACCTTTCATTCCATCATAGAAACCTTAGTTGCACATGCCTCCCCTAGGTTTATGGATATAGATGTGCCTCCTCCAGGACCCAGAGCAGGTGCTAGAGCAGAATTAATCGAGAAATTTTTAAATGGTGCACACCATATGCTTGAACAAAATACTCCTGTAAAAAGAGAAATTGTAAAACATCAAGGATTATATGGAGTAGCTTTAGTTAAGTTTGAATTTGCTGGACACCAATGGGGCGAAATGCCAGAACCACCTCCAGAAGGTGAAGATATGGCTGAATATGAAAAGAAAGTAAAAGAGATAACAGAGAACCGAAAATTCAAATTCCCTATAATCTCAGAAGTTATGAACCCACAAGAGTGTGTTTGGGACACTGCCAGTACAAATCCACGCTGGATTATAAGAAATTCAGAGATTGATTCTGAATGGATAATGGCACATTTCCCAGACTTTGAAGGAAGAGTAAAAGATGGCAAATGTGATTTTGCTGAAGTTTGGACTTCTACGCATGTTGGATATATGGCAGAAGGCGAATGGGCAATGGAACCTAGACGTCATGCATACGGAAGAATACCTTGGATTATTTTTCATCCTCAGACAGGAATTAAAACAATAGGCAATAAACCTGAACATATGTATAGAGGTATTGGTGCAGGTAACTTTGGCATGATAAAAGCTGAATCAAGATTAGCATCGCAATATCTGGATATTGTATCTAGGAATGCTTGGTCATCTTTGAATTTCAAAGGACCAAGAGGTATGACCGAAGAAGTCATGCAAGAATTTTCACAGGAGCCTGGTGCTAGAAATTATGTACCACCAAACGTAGATATTGAACCACAAGATGTCAGTGAAGCTCCTCAAAGCATACTTCAAGCTATGAGTACATTGGAAAAAGCGATAGAAGCAAATACAGTTCCTGCAGTAGCTAGAGGAGAAAGACCAGTTGGTGCTGCAAGTGGATATCACACTGCTGTATTAGCAGGTATTGCAAGTTTGAACTTCGGTGCTGTAGTTGATGCAACTGAACGTGGATTACAGGAAGCAAATGAAATTGTTCTTAGAATTGTTGAAAATGTAATAGGAGATACTGTAACTGTATTCGGAAATACTGAGGCTGGAGCAATAGATGCCAAGATAAAGCCTAATGATATTAAAGGTCATTATGTAAGCACAATACGTTTAACATCCACAAGTCCTGAAGAACAAGAACGAAAATTATCATTATGGAGAGACACTTGGGCATCGGGGTTTGTTGATTGGACTACTGCCCTGCGAAAAGCTGGAGTATCTAACCCACTTGAAGTTGTTGGTAACAGAATTGCAGAGGACTTCTTTAATATGCCTGAGATACAGCAGGCGTTTGCTGCAGTAGCAGCGAAAAGTTTACCTATATTGCAACAGGCAGTTGAAGCTGCACAGGCAGGAACAGGTGGAATGGACATGTCAGCACTTGCAGAAAATATTTTAAACACAGGACCACCAACGCCTAATGCTGGACAATTCCAGCAAGGTAATCAAGCAGGTGTAGTTGGTGGACAGGCAGTCAGACCAATTATGCCTGGAGGTATAGATGAGCAAAACCAAATAGGAAGGCAAATGGCTAGTCCAAGAAGAGGACCTCAGCCGTCAACTGGTGGACCAGTGCCTCCTGGATTAGGTAATATAGGAGCATAATGGCAAAAAAAGCAAAAAAGAGTATGACTCCTATAGAAGCAGGTTTTGTTCAGTTTTTTTCCAATATGGAAATAGCATTTAAAAAAGTAAACGATAGATATGGGGCTCTGGATATTGAAGAGCCACAACCTGTACAAAAGAATCCACGGACTCCAGACAGGGATTTTATTAATCCATTCCAAGGAGGAATATAATGGTAATGCCTTTTGATATTTACGCCTATCGTGGTGAAGGTGGTGAAGATATAAGCTCAGATGAAATACTAAGAAGAAGAGCAGAAGAACAAGCAAGGAGGTTTAAAGCACCTTCTTATCCTGGATTAAGTAAAGATCCTGCAGGTGATATTGAAGCGTTTAATGCAAGTAACGTACCTTATGAGTACCCAGTAGTTTCGGCTGGGGCTGTACCCACAATTCCAAATATGCCGTCAAGCGTATTAGGAACAGATCAGTCAGCAATCGAGGGTAGTCTTGGGAAGAATTTTCAATTTGTTGATTTTACAGGGACTATGAACTCAGCCCAAATTGCAGCAGAAAATGCAAGGCTTCAACAAGAATGGATAGATAGACAAAGAGTTGCAAATGCTTCAGCAGCTATAGGACCACAACCTCCATTGGGTGATACTTCAATGGGTAATTTGCCTTACGCAACTGCTATGAATGCTGAACAGAGAGCCAATCAAGAAAGAATGCAAATGCTTGAGGCTCAGAACCAAGAGATTATGAATATGTTAAGAGCACAAGGTGCAGGTGCAGGTGCAGGAGGAGAGCGTACTGCAGAAGGTGGATATGAAGGAACACCTACAGGAGCATTTAGACCTTACACTGGTATGGACACAACACAAGCTCCTAAAGACGTTTTGTTTGACACAGATTACACAAGACTTGAGGAAGAGTTACCTATTTTTGAACCAGTAGTAGAAAAAGATTCTGTTACAGGATTAGTTGATTTAAATAAATATGCACAAGATAAATTTGCAAATATATACCAACAGATTAGACAAGGTGGGGGTAGATATCATGCTGACTTAATTAACGAAGTTACACAAAATGCTGTTGAATTTGGAAACTATAATCCATCAGCAATAGGAACAAATAGGGATATATTTGGATTTGGTGGTCCTAGTTCATTTGAAATATTAAATAATATTATAGAAATTGACCAACAAAGAGGTTTTACTCCTGAAGAAACATTATTTAAATATTCTGGAGCAGGACCTAATACAAGAATTGGACAAGCCTTAATTGATTTGGCTAATGTTGGTGGAAATATGTCAGGTCTTCCTCAATATGAAAGAGAATTAATAAATAACTGGACTGCACAAGGAAATCAAATACCTTAT